ACTTTGTAATAATTACTGGTATCTCCAAGTGTTGTTTTGCAAACAATCCAGTAAGGAGTATTGGCTTTTAATTCGATGTTAGTTGCAAAGTCGATATAAACCCAAGCCATGCTTCCTCCTCCCACCATTGAACCGGTTGCATTGGCATCTACTTTCGTTCCTGATGGTGCTCCGTTGTTGTCTGTTTGTATTTCAACGGTCATTACATTTGGCGGAGTTCCTACCTTCATCATATAAATCCCAAGTCTTTTGTACGATTTATCGGTATTGGCCACGACTATCTGCTGTGCAATATATAAATCACTATGTACCAGATACTCGTCTGTGTACCCGGCTTCAGTCGTGTACTGATCAAGAATGTCACCAATCGTCAATCTCATTGAATTGTCTCCAATTATCATGTCAGGAAATACTCCGTAAAATGGCTGTTCCACTCCTTCGAGCGTCACTTTTTTATTTTCAAAATCAATAACGATAGTGTCTCCGTTCGCTATTGCACTTGATTTTACAAATATAATTTTTTGTCCGGTTGTTAAGTTCTCAAGAAGTATTCCTCTCGGCTTAGTGAATCCGGTACTAACTTCAATCGTTACAATCGGCTTCGGCTTGGCGCTTCCGGCAAATGTCGATGTCCAAGAATACGGATTTGCATTGATTGCCTGGGCATGTTTTTCAGGAGTCAAAGTCGTATCTTTTCCCACTCCGCTTGAAACTACAAACTCGGCCGTCCAAGGCACATATAAAAGATTGAAATGATCCCTGTCAAAGTTGTGATTTTTACAGGTTGCCACATATCTTCTTGTCCCACCGGCCCATTCAATGTCCAAGTTTTTTTCCTGCCTGGCGAATATCTCTTTGAATGAATCAATCGCTGCATCGAGCAATGCTTCAGTCGCTGCGGTCAATATTCCTTGAACCAGTATCACTTTGGTTCCTCTTCTGTCGCTGATAAAAACAGACCCGTCGTCTCTTGCCAACGGCTGTATGTTTAATTCTCTGTCGGTTGCCGATTCGTGCTTTACAAATCTTGGTATGTATGTTGTCCCGACCAGTTCTTGATTGTCGAATTTTACTGATGACATTTTATTGGCCTGCTGTTTGTTTAAGTTCCGTTGCTCTGTTTATTGAATCAGTTAACATTGAAATGAATGAATCCTTGTCGTTTACATTCCCATTAAAGTTAATATTTATCTGGGCGGCTTGCTGTACTCCCGGCGAATAGGCGGCCACTCTTTCAGTATATGTTTTGCTGTTGGCCGGTTCGGTTACCGATGTTTTAATCGATTCCCATACCGGAGCCATTACCGATCCTATCTTCTTGATTCCTTCTATCGGGTTTTTTAATAAATCGGCCATTCCTTGAAGAGTGCTTTGCAATGTTTTAACAAATGCTCCAATGACATCGGTTATTATCCAGTTGATAACATCGCTAATTACTTTTCCCATGGCTGTAAAAAATCCGGCCACTCCATTGCATAAATCACCGAGCTTCTTTGATATCGTATCCCAATTTTTCCAAACCTGATATATTGCCACTCCAATCAATCCCAATGCTATCGGTATTCCTACAGCTATGCCTAAAAATGCCCCTAAACCTATTCCAAACGCTCCGGCTGCGGTGCCTGCCCCTGCCAAAGCTAACCCCAGAGCCCCTATTCCGCCCGTTAAGATGGCTACAAGGGCAGTGATGCTGATTATTGCGGCTGTCAATTCAGGGTTCTTCTCAACCCATTCTACGAGTTTGGTTACTACCGGTTCCAATTTTCCGAGCAAATCTGTAATTGCCGGTGTTAAAGCGGCGCCGATTCCTTCTTTTAAGTTGCCAATCTGTACTTTCAATGTCTCCATTCTTCCTGTCATGGTGTTTGAAAATGCCTCAGCTTGTCCTTGAACTTTGCTTTGTAATTGTGCCAAAGCTTCAAGCGGTGTTGCTGTTTCACTGATATCGATTCCGTATTGCTGTAATGCTCTTCCTTGTCCTGATAAAGCCATGTTGACTAATCCCATCGCTGTATTCAAATCAATACTCTTTGCTCTGGCCAAATCCATTGCTAAAGCATTTAATTTAATGGCTTCATTGGCATCTCCGGTTCTTTGATAAAGTTTGGCCAAAGAGTTGGCTGCATCTTCATCGTCGAATCCCATTTTTGAGGCGGCGCTCGCAGCTTCCAAAAGAACCGACTTTGCTTCGGTTCCTTTCTTTCCCATAGTTTCCATGGTCGCATTGAACTTTGCCATTTCAACCTCAGCGTCTGCGTATGCTTTAATCGAGCTTATTGCCACTGCGCTTATTGCAGTAAATGCAACGGTCCCCGCTACAGCCATCGCAGAAAATGCCGGTTTTAGATTCTTTGCTTTCTGCTCGATGGTGCCAAGGGAATCTCTTACTTGGTTGAACGCTTTGTCCGCATTGTTCTTGGCGTCCATTAAAATTGTCAGCTTTGAGTTCTCGTTCATTTTTTCTTGTTTTCATTTTTAAGAATATCCTTAATGATATCTACGAAGAAAACAGGTTGATCCATGACTGTCCAATAGTCCCATCCTGTTCTCAGGCAAATATAGGCCAAGTCAATATACTTTATGATTTCGGCTTTGCGTCTTTTTTTTTTGTCACCTTTTCAATCTCTGTAAGAATGAACTCGTAGTCGTCGTGAATCATGTCCAAGGCTTTATTCAATATGTCGTCAACCGAACCGTCTATTGAAACGATAACAGTTGTTATTGCCCTGTGATTTCCTTCTTCAATCTGCTTTGAGAAGTTTCCCGCATTGACTTCGGGCTGACCGGCTGGGGCGCTCATGTTGATTGTATCGAACATTGGCCCCGCTATGTACTCATTTTCTCTGCCGGTAATCCATTCTTTCAAAACGATTTCTTTTCCTTCTACTGGCGTTTTAATTGTTTTTGTTGGTCTTTCCATGGTTTTAATATGATGCTGATGCTGTCTTATTTACTACCGATACTTCGATTGCCTTGGCATCAACTGTATCGTACAATGCCTCCATTTCCTGCTTATCGAATATCAATGAGCCGACCTCGTTTGCTTCATCATTGGTAATCGGTTTAATCTTATGGAATTTGATTGTGAATTGCTCTTTGGTGCTTCCTCCGGTGATAACTTCTCCCAAAGTAATCATGGTTAAAGCCTGCTTAATAGAATTGAGCCAAGCGATGTGCTGTGATGTTTCTTCAAACACTCTACTCAATGTTAATTGAGCTTCCCTTGTCTGAGGCAACAATTTAACCGGACTTTGCGAACCTGTCATTTGTCCGTCAAACAAGTTGTTTGAAATCGTGAATGAAAACTCGTTCAAAGGTGTTGCTGTCGCTTTTGTAGCTGCTGCCGTGTCTGCCAATGCTGATGTTAAAGCGATTCCTACCAAACTATTTCCCTGTAAAAGAGGTTTGCTTAATGATGCGTAGCTTGGAGTTTGAGCTTTCAAGTAAATCTTATTTCCAGCGGCGGCTGTTATTGATAATGCTCCGAATCCGACTGTTTCCAAGTCTGCATTGATAGAAGTCAATGTCACATCCTGGTATAAACCTGAATCCAATTGAACGCAGATAACATCTCCAACTACCAATCCGGCATTCGGCCCGTCGTCATAGTCATGAGCGAACTTCAAACTGGTCACGGATCCGGCCAATGCTTCTTTCAATGTTCCTACTGAGAACTGCCCAACTGCCTTAATCGTTGGAGTCAATTTTAATTTCTGCTCATCGAACTCGAACTTTATCTTGTCTGCTTTTACTCCCCAGAATCTCTGTGCGTATGGTCCTTTCTGAATCTCGATTGTATAAGATTTTGGATTTCCGATTGTAAACGGATGCGTATATCCTGTTGCACCTCCGGTTGTCGTGCCTTTTAACATGAGCATGTTCAAGAAGTGTGCCAAGTTATCGGCATCGGCATATACTACCAAGTCGCCTTCGTGCTTTCTCGAACCCCTTAATAAATCGTCGCTCTTGAAATCATACCCCTTCATTCTTCTGTCGGCGGTATAGTTGATATTTGTTTTGACGCTTTCTGAAATGAGCGGGCAAAAACTGTTCGGAATAACCGGAGTGTTTTCCGTTGCCTCAACCTTCATTGCCAGATAGCTTTTGTCTCCTAAATATACGGTCATGATTGTTCTTTTTTAACTTCTTTCTTATCTTCAACTTTTTCAAAGTTGATGTTGTGGAATCCTTCGGGTGCTTCGACTATTGCCCCCGGCTTTACTACTCCTATTCCCGGAACTGTGAGCTCGTCTTTTGTGATATTTTTATATTTAGCCATGCTTTTTATTTTAATATAACATAATTTTTAGTAATTTGGAACTATCGTCACAATGTCGATCTTGAATGTGGCGAAATTGAATGTGCCTGCCGAAACTTTGAAATCAAAACTGCCATCAACCACTCTCACTCTTTCAACCTCACCTCCAAAATCTATATCTTTATCAAAGGCAATAATCAATTTGTCTGCAACCGCTTCCATCGCTTCACTTGCTGTCTGGTTTGTTTTCCCTGCATGAGTCTGTTCCTGAAAAAGATTTACAAGGAAATGAAATGTCCTCTCGTTTCTGGCCATGTCCAATTCAATGCCAGTCATTCCCGAATCGATAATCACTGCAACCGGATACTTTTTGAACTCTCCATTCGGATAATCAAAAATATCTCCCATCATCTGGTTTCCGCTTCCGTCAACGATGCTCTGTAATTTTGTTTTTATCAATGCTTTTAATTCGACAAGAGTTGTTTTCATGTGAATGATTTGGTTATGTTTTCTAATGCCTTTGAAAAGAATCCGTCAATCTTATTTTTCGATTTCGTTACCGCTCTTTCAAAGAACGGATTTGCTCTTGTCCCCGGATGGTGGACATGCTCTCCAAAAAACTTTCCCATTCTTTTATTGGCCAAAATCTTTTTATTCTTTACTCTGATAATGTGCGGTTGTGTACCTCCTTCAACATATCCTGAATACGGAGCCAGTGATTCCACCTTTCCTCGTAGTCTTGTTTCCATAATCGGCATTCTTGAAATCTGTTGCCTTAATGTTCCACCTCCGAATCCTTTATTTACCGGCGCTTCTTTCTTGGCCTGAGTGATAATCGTCACGAGGGACTTCTGAATTGCCTTTGAAACTTCTACCACCGTCAATTCTGGTGCTCTTTCTAATGCTGTTTTGAACCTTTCTAACCCGTCTATTTTTACAGATATGTTAATCATATTTTCTCAATGTCAATTCTATGTGCGTATGTCCCCAGAAAGTATGCCTTTTTTTCCCGATCACCCTGTAATTCTCGCTGTTTCTGACGATGTTATCGCCCTCTTCTATGTCCCAGTCGTCGCAAAACATTAAATAATTCTTTCCGAAACTGCCCTCGGGATCCTCGGATGGCATGTCGTCAATCGCCTGAATACAACAATCAATCGATAAAATAAAATCTTCGTATTCCTCAATATCAGAACCGCTCTCCGGTTCTAACCTTTGGCTTTTAACTGTTTCATCGTATGTTGCTTCGATTGGATTATTCTTCATGTTAAAAATCGTATTTCTTATAAGAATCTAAAATGTCGGGCACTCTTTCGAAGTCATCTCTTTTTGCCTGGTCCTTAAATGATACATTATAAGAACCGACTGATAAACTTTGTATTTCCCCGTCTGACTGATTGCTGAAATTGATTATGTTTGCTACCAAGACAGTCGCTGCAAACATTATTGAACTTGGCACGGCCACACTGTATCCCCATTTTGCCGTCACCTTAATGTTTTGGATTCCCTTTGTGAATCTGTATCCGTATAGTTTGATTGACTGCTTTGGCAATTCATTGTTTGGTAATAAGAAATAATCCGTACCGGCGACAAGAGTGTCCAATACTACATTCCCTTCGGTATCGTATACCTCTACTTTAGTCACGGACACGCAATCGTCAATCGCAATTTCATCGAGTCCATTCCCATCGTATGATTTAATTGATGCCACTGTATCCGCGACAAAGTTCCTGTCCGTTTGCTGGTCAATGTAATTTTCTATCTGATCAATCCAACTCTCTACCTGAGGTTGAAATGCTAAATCGACATCGGTTAGAAGATAGTTTTGAATCTGTGCGATTGTTGTGTATCCTTTCATGTTTTTATTTTAATTAGGGAACCTTGTATATGGACTTTTTTTCCTTGAATATGGATATCTGTATCCTAATAATATCAATCCGGCCACCGTACTTGTTTTATCCGCCTCTATAAATATATGTCCTGCAATCGTACCAACCACTTCGATTTCCAATTCTATCTTTCCTGCTATTGTTTTTTGAGTTCCTTTTTCTAAACAAATGTCCCCGGCAATGTTTCCAGTTTTTATACTTTCAAGGTCTATCATTCCTGCAACAGTGCCTTTGGTTTCTAATTCAAGTATAACAATTCCAGCTAAAGTTTCAAGTACTTCTTTTTCCAGTCCGATGATTCCCGCTATCTGCTTTTCTGTTTCAAACTCCAATGTGATAATACCTGCCAAGGTTTCTTCGAGTTCATTTTCGGCATCTATTCTTCCTGCGATTGTACCGACTACTTCTGTTTGGCATTCAATAATTCCGGCAATGGTCTGCTCTATATCTTTTTCCAATGTGATTATTCCGGCAATATCTTCACTATCTACCATTTCCAAATCAATCAACCCTGCCAAGGTTTCTTTTTTCTCTGTTTCCAAATCAATCAATCCGGCAATACTAACTATAATTGTTTTTTCCGATTCGATTAAACAAGCAATATTCCCGACATCTTCGTATTGTGTTTCAATCAACCCTGCCAAGGTTTCTTCAAGTTCGTTTTCCAACTCCAATGTTCCGGCTATGCTTGCCGACTTTTCTGTTTCCAAATCTATGATTCCTGCGATAGTATTTTTTATTTCCGCTTCCAATTCAATCGTACCGGCGACTGTTTCCTCCAATTCATTTTCAAGATTCATTATGCCGGCCATTGTTCCTATCACTTCGATTTCCAAATCAATCAAACCCGCTATCTGCACTTCTATTTCTTTTTCTAATTCAAATATTCCGGCTACTGTTCCGATTGATTCTCTTTCCAAATCTATAATTCCGGCTACTTGATCAAGGATGTTTTCATTTTCTAATGTTATCAATCCGGCCACTGTACCCCTTGCATATCCTTCCAATGTTAAAATCCCTGAAATCGTCCCTGGCGTTGTTTTTTCAAGAGTTGATATTCCTGCCACAGTTGCCTTTGTTTCCTTCTCTAAAGTCAATATGGCTGCAATCTGAGCCAATTCTGGCAAGGTAGTAATCTGTACAGTATCTCCGTATGCAGTCCCGGCTGAGTTTATCGCATACGCACGCAAACGATAACCTGTCCCTGGACCGAGTCCAGTTAGGTTTTCTGTAAAAGCTCCAGTGGTATCGTCGTGGTCATGAGCAGTTAAGTCCGCAGTCGTTGGATCTCCCGATGTTCCAATCTTATAACAAATACCTTTTTCCGTGATCACTCCTCCTCCATTACTGACAATGGTTCCGTTTCCTGTTGCTGTTGTTTTAGTAATATCGCTTGCGTCCTGTGTCGTTACTGTGGGGGCGACGACAGGTAAAGTTCCTATCACTGCCTTTCCTGCATTTGCATCAGTTGAGTCCCCAAACATAATTGAAAAAGTCGTTGCACTTATTTTAGCAATTTTTGGAAGCTTATTTGTACCACCAGATAAACCTGATACAAAAGTTGTTTCATCTGAAAAAGATATTTCAACCCCACTTATTGTTCCTACTTGTGCAACACCATATTCTGATGAATTAGAATATGCATATATTAACTTTGTAGCACTCAATGCTTCTATTCCTAAATAATAAGCTGTGCTGCTGACTTCTACTGTTGTTCCGAAAGTAATTGTATTTCCCGATATAGAACCTACAATACAATTTCCTCTTACTGCTGTTTTTCCATAAGAAATTGCTATATGTGTTGCATCCAACATCACAACAAATACTTTATCTGTCTCATTAGCATTATTATCAAATGTCTGAGAGTTTCCATATGTTATTGCATAACTACCATCTATTGTTGCTACCTTACAACTTACATTATGTGCAATAACGAAATGGGTTGAATCAATCAATGCTATTGAATTTGAACCATTGACACCAGAATCATATGCAGAACCAAAACTAATACTTGTTCCTGATATTGTTCCAATTTTACAAATACTACTACTTGCCACACTATCAAAATAAGCTACTACAAAATGAGTTGCATCAATCACCGTTAGACCATTTTTGTCTTCTGTTCCCGAACCATTGGCGTTGTATTCCTGTTCGTTTCCATAACTTACTTGGTTGCCAGAGGCAACAGTCGCAAACCTCGCCTTACCATCATATCCGTCTGCTTCATCTACAAAAACAACAACGAAATGAGTTGCGTCTATTTTTCTAACCTTGATATTTCTGCACGCACCAGAAGAAAAAGCATAAGCACTTCCATAAGAAATATCTGTACCCGTAAGAGTTCCGATTATTACTTTTCCATATCCATCATCATCTCTATAGGCATAGACAATATGTGTTGCGTCCAAAGCACACTCATCAAAATTAGCTACTGCACTTGCGTCAAATTCGTATGTTGTACCTAATGCTATTGCCATATTGTTTTACTTTTTCTTAAGTTCCAATTCTTTTTTATATATTCCTTGATGTTCATTTTTGGTTGTTGATTATAAAAACTCCCTGTATTGCTACAAGGAGTTTCAAGACAAAATCTTAATACTGCTCGGAGCAATACTATTATTTCTTCAGGTTCCCCCGATTTATGCGCCCACTTTGATCCCAGAGTGGACTAACTGGTCAATTTTGAAATGTCTAACGGTTGTGAAACCTCCGGCATCGACTCTTATCTCTACAACTGAATCACCGATTATTCCTCCGATTGCTTTGGCCACCAACTTTCCTTCGGTTCCGCCTTTGCTTCCGGCTGCCATATTCGAGACTGCCTCATTGTAGAAATAGAACTTTTCACAGCCCGATAAGGAAACTGTCCTTGCCGGCGCTGATTTCTGCTCTTTGGTTCCTGGATCTATGTACGATACAGGAATCGGCAGAGTCAATTCCATCATATTCATTCCGGCCGGTGTGTTGTCCCAGTTGGAATCTTTCTCGGTAATCACTTTCCCGTCAGGGTATTTTGCTATAAACATGTTATTTAGGTTTTAACCCAATTTATTTTATCTTTTCGATTTTGGCAATCTTGTCTTTGATGTACTTGGCCCTGACAATCTGGCTCTCAGTAATCTGTTTTTTGGCTGCCAATGCTTCGTACTCTTTCAATTCAGACTTATAAGCGGGAAGATTGATTTTCTCCTGGCACTCTTCGCAGACGAATGTTGAGAAGTCTCCCGATCCTGTCGTCTTAACTTTCTTGCCACAGGATTTGCAAGTTATGGTTATTTCTTTACTCATGTTTGTTTTAGACTGTTACTCCTAATTCGCCAGCGTCGACTACGCTTGCTGCCGGTAATGTTAGCTTATATGGTCCGGCTGCCCAGTTGGTTGAACTGTTGCAGTATCTGATTCCGTGAGTTGCGGGAGTCATTGTTGTCCATGAAGGACTGCCCTCTGTTCCCTCGTTTAATGCCCATGTCAATGTTGGGGCTGCTCCGGTATAAGTATACCTCACTTGAATCATGTGAGCCATCGAACTTGCTGATGGAACTGCGGCATCGTAAGGAACTTCTGCCCCGAGATTGAATGTGATTGCTCCGCCTGCTCCCGGAGTTGTTGTGTCAGTCACATAGTTAGTTGTACCTTTCAATCTGTTAGGGTTAGCTGAACCTGCTGTCGCTGATCCTGGCTTCCAGTTTGCTCCTGGAGCCCCTCCGGTTGTTGAAACTGCGTATATCATCGGCAAGTTGCTGTTTCCCGCTGTACCGGTGAATATCTCCTTGGCTACAGTTGCTCCGGCGGCATCCTTGGCTGGAAATGTCTGGCTGTTGTCCCATGCCTCAATTTTAGGAGCTGTTGACAATGCTGTTGAGAATGTGATTTTGAACACATTTGCGGCGTTGTTGTTGCCCGCTCCCGTGGCTTTAGCTGGTATGGCCATGTTTCTTTTTCTTAATTTTTAACTTGGTCGTCTTTCCGGGTTTCGACTTTAACTCGGTTTTTAAGTCAACCATTTTGTTTCTTGGAATATACATGCTTGTTGAGAGGGGCGGTTTCCCGCCCCCGCTCAGTTTAACTAACTGCCTGATTCTTCGTCACTCTTCAATACACAGATTGCTTGAGGCAATACTAAGTTGAATCCTACCCTTTCGGCTACTCTCAATGCAACCATGTCTTGTTCGGCAAGGTTGATTGTAGTTTGTCCGTCTGTATCGGTGATTGTTGCTTCAGTCAATAGTTTCATTCTCATTTGACCTCCCTTGTCACCTAATACGCAAGACATGTTCAAGTTACCGAATATGATCCAAGGATCTCCAACTGCAACGGCTGATGGCATTGGCATTGCGTCAGATAGTTCGTAAGGATAATCGAATATCATACCAGGGAGCTTGTCAGAAGGTCTCTGATAAATATAATTTCCGTTCAAATCCTTTAACTTTCTAACGATTGTCAATGCTTTCCTGTTCAAGTAATACTTTGAACCAGGTAATGCTGATGTTGGAACTTCGTCTTGCATGTTCAATAAGTCGTCTGTGTGAACATTGTCTGCACCGGCTGTAATCTGGTGAACTACTTGTACCGATGTGTTATTCAAAACACCAGTCCATCCTCCACCTGTACCATCTCCGGCCAAGAACTGTTCGTCCTCGAACTTGGCAATGGCTTCAGCGAATAATTGAGCAACTAATGTTGTTAAATTGATTGCTGAGTCCTCCAAAATCTGTTCTGTGAAAGGAACGATGGCTGCCAATTCTTTCAAACTCTGAATCACTCTTGTGAACTTTGGCTGAGTTGATTGCTTTTTAGCCTTTTCTCCGTTAATGAAGATTGATACACCTGTTCCGACTACCGGTATGATTCTCTCATTGCCGGGTCCTGAGAATGGCATGTACTTCATTTCACGCCTTGCGAGTCCGTACTGAGTTTCGGCTATTCTGTAAATCTCAGTCGATAATTCCTGTGGAATCAAGTATCCTGCTTGAGAATCATCAGGAGGAGTTGTACCTGTTCCGGTTGTTATCGCTTTTAATTTAACAGAGTCCTTTGAAAGCAATGCCTTCATAAACTCACGAGTCTTTTCGTCTGCTTTCTTTGTCTTTTCGTTTCTCTGATCACCTTCTTCAAGAACCTTTGCTCTGGCTGCCCCTACTCCTGAGAAGAACTTGGCAATAAGAGTGTTCTCGATTGATTTTACTTTGTCTTCGATGCTTGAACCGACTCCCTTGTCTAACAATTCTTTCAATTCCTTTTCTGTTAAACCTTTCTCGTCGTCATCGTCGTCGTCTCCACCTATCTCAGCGATGGTCTTTGCGAACTTTGTTTTTGCTGCCTCGTCCAATTCGGCAACGGAGTTCTGAATCAATGTCTTTTCCTCCGCTGTTAAGTCCGCTTCATTTTTGGCGAGTGCGTCCTTTAATTGTTTAGTCATGTTAATTATCTTTTATGTTTCTCTTCTCGCTCAATAAAGACCTGATTGCTTTATTGATTGACTTTACCAAGATTTTTTTACCTTCTTTTGAAGGCTGTCGACCGTCTTTTTTATTGGCAGTCAGGGACTTGATATCCCCTATCGCCGATTCTATTCTTCCTAAACTTTCTTTGATTTCACACTTTGTCTTATCACTATCGATTGATTTATCACATGCCTTGTCGCAAACACTGTATGCGATTGCTTCGGCCTGGTCTTGCTCGTATCCTTCATCAACCAATTCTCCAATCTTGCGCGATACGCATTCCGATACTGTTTCGTCTGCAGTTCTGCATGCCGGTCCTTTTGAATGATAAAGTTTTCTCTTTGCCAAACTGTCTTCAGCAAACTTCTTCAACGGACTCATGTCTATTCCCGCCTGCAATGCTAACGCTTCGGCATTGGCCGGAACATTGACGCATGATATTTCGTACAAAATGTTTCTCGTTAAAACAGTCACATCATTTACTTTGTCGTATCCTCCATCGATTGAATCAAATCCTGCGGAGAATGCTCTCATGTATCCTCCTTTATATAACTTGTATAAAATCATTGAGGCCGGATTCTCTTCAGCGGCAAATTGAATAGCTCCCGATAAGTTTCCTTCGGCATTGAATCCTAACTCAATCACTTTGGCCACGGCAAACTGCCAGTGGTCATGAGCCCATAATACAACCGGGTTCAATAAGAACTCTTTGACATCCCATCCGTTCTGAACGACAATGTCCCCCTGTCTGTCAGGTGATCCGGTTGAGAACACTCCTCGAATGATATACTTTTCTTCGTCTCCCGCCTGAGGGGCGTCTAATTGTTTTATGAATAATTGTTTGTATTTCATTTTTTTCAGTTTAGCACATTTTTTATTTTTATAGTAGTGCTACTCGATAAAAGCTCCTCCCAAAACACACCTGCAATTCGGTTCAGATGGATATTGTAAACCGTTCGAGAACTTTTTGTCGTTCAAGACGATTTCACCTCCGACTCCGATGGGCTTATTCTGGTGTTCTATCCTTACTCTTCCGTCCCCGGCATTGATCCATTCTTTTCCGTTGACGATTTCCGACTGCTTGAAGCTTTCGAGTATGCCCTCGTTATTGGCTGCTGTTGCTTCGGTTCTTGCAATAAGTTCGCTCCTGTATAGGGGGAAGTCCTCATAGACAGATTCCACTCTGTCCATAAGTCCTGATAATCCTTCACCCTCTGACAATCCTTCGCTGAGCGTCCTATCAAGCCCTTCAAGAGTCGTATTATTCACCGACTCCGCAAACATTTCAGCTCTCTTTTTAATAAAGTCCTGTATTCTTTTTTTGTCCATTGTGAATACTTCCTGCGGTGCGATTGAGTTCAATGAATCAAGTCCTGCTTCTTTCAAAAACTCTTCGATGTATGGAACTATAAACTCAAGTGTGATTGTTTCTTCTTTGCTCTTGTTAAATATCGATTCAACTGTTAATTTCTTTTTCAATTGTTTTGCTTTCTTGGCCAAGGCTGCAACCACTCTTGCTTTCTGCCTTATCGCAAAATCGTCCATGCCTTCTTTCAACTTCATTGACTTGGCATCAATCTTTTTGTTTACCATTTCAGCGTACATTTTTCTCACTTCGGGATTTTCAAGCATCGGCCTTCCGACTGACTCTTCTTTCTTCCCTTTCTTTTTAACGACAACCGTCTTTATCATTTCCTTGGCGATTCTTTCGTATAGGTTTAATTTTTCTTTGAGCGCATTTCTTCCTTTGAAATTATACTTTGGCTCTTCTGATTTTTTCTTTGCCTCAATTATCTTCTCGTTGAAATCAGAATCCTTCTCGATTCTCTTTATCATTTTTTGCTGGTCCTCGGCTGACAATCCTCCGACTGCGGTATTCATTATCGGCATATAAATAGACCATCCTCCTTTTACCGGTGGCAAGTTTTCTTTCTGTCTTACCTCGTTAATTAAAAGCCAGTTGTTTGTCAATCCGTCTGTGTATTCTTTTAATTGCAATTCTCTGTTAGCCGGTGTCGGATCTACGAAACTGTAATATAAGTTTTCTCCGAAGTCCGGGTATAACATTTCTTCGTTTAACTTCTCAATGATTGCTCTCATTTCAGGCACGATCACCTCTGATAAGAAAACATACATTGCTGCCTCGCTGTTTGCTCTGTTAACATCTTCGGTTATTCCAAGGACCGTCTTTGTCATTCTGAAAGCTACAAGGATGTCGTCCCTGGTCATTTTAATTCCTTCGATGTAATCCATGTCCTTTTGAGTCAAGGATATCAATTGGTATTCTATTCCTCCTTCGAGCAATCCTATCTTTGAACTGTTCTTGATTCCTTGGTGTCCGCGGTTCCAGTTCTTTTTCAATTCGGCTTTCTGCTTGCTCAATAATTTTTTAGGCGATTTCAATACTGCATCCGGCCTGGCTGAGTTTAAGAAGAAGTCCCTTTGATATCTTGTCGCAAACTCTTCCGTCTGTACCCTTATCGATGCCGGCATTAAAGCAGAAACTCCGCTGTATGAATTGAGCGGGTCCGGGTAATCTTTGAAATGAATAATCTCGTCCGGTTCGAATGTCACTACCTTTCCGTCGGCTCTTGTCATTTTGTATCCGGCAATCACTCTCACTGGATCCGTTATGATTGTCATTAAGTCCGGTCTCAAGTTCCAAAGTTCAACCACTCTTCCACTGTTATTTCTTACCTTGTAAATAAATGCATCTCCGGCAGTCTTTTTGTTGATAATTGTCGTCATTAAGAACTCCGACTTTGTCTGCAATTTGTTCGGCCTATAAATCAAATCCAATGCCGGGTGCGTTACCAACTGCTTCATGTCACCTTTCGAGTTCATTATCTGATTCAAATTGATTTCAATCGAACCTACCTTCTCGGCAATTTTACTGATGCATGCAAAAACATACAGGGATTTCCTGTATCTTTCCATTAAACCTTGAGTTCCTAATTCAGGGGACACTAATCTTGTGAGTAATTCTATTCCCCCGTTTGTGCTTACTGACTTTTCTTTTGCATTTTGAAATAGTTTTTGTAGCCAGTTCATTTCTTTGTTTTTTTTAGTTTAGCATAATTTTTAATTGTCAACAACTATAACCACTCGGCGCCGACACCGGCGGCATTAAAATATGTATAAACTGCGTATCTTGTCGCATCCATGAAGTGATCATTGTGCTTTACCGGCTCGTCGATTCTCTTTCCGTCCTTTCCTGTTTTCCAACTGTATGATTTTGCTTCTTTCAATCCATTGACTGAGTCCTTGGTAATATAAAACTTCCTTCTCTTGATTGAATCAATGCCCATTAAAACATCTTTGTCGGCTGCTTCAATCACGAACCCGGCATCTTCAATCTCTTTTATTCTTTGCGGTTCTGCTGAATCGGCATATATTATTTTTTCCTGCATCCTGTGCTTCTTCAACCATTCAATCAAATCACCGTTAGTCATTCCGCTCTTGTACAATCTTTCCCTGGCATAAATGTTATCGTCTTTGATTCCCACTTCCACCAATGCCGTCTGATTGTTAAACCCGAAGTCGAGGCCGAATATCCTCTCGCATCCTTTCGGGAAGTCGTCGCATAATTGCCAATGACTGTAAATCTTGGCCGTTGATACTCCCCTTAATCCCAACCCGTAAATCTTCCAGTAATTTTCATCGGTTCCTTTCAACCTTTCAATCTCGCCAATGATTGTCTCTTCGAGAAACGGATTGTCGAGGTATGTCGATTTTATCAAATCGCAATCCGGTCTCGTCAATACATGATCATAAATCCAAGAGAACTCATCCGACGGATTATAGTCCATGTAAATATCCCCGGATGTTCTTAATAACAATTGCCTCCAATCTTCGTATTCCAATTCGTTCGCTTCGTTAACCCATAGTATTTTTCTTTTTCTTCCCCTTACTTTTTCAGGTTCGTCCAATGAAAAGAACTCTATGTCGGTATTGTTTAATTTATAAATGTGGTCTGACTTATTATGATTCGCTTCGCTGTACCAACCCCATCCTTTTATAATCGAGAAAAAGTCCCTCATCGCTGTCGCTTTCAATGCTGGGAATGTTTTACGGCATATTGCATAAACCGTCGGCTCTTTTTCTGCGGCGGCCAATATTGCAATCAACTGAGCAATCGAATATGTTTTGGAACTTCTCGTCCCTCCCTCATTCGCCTTTATCCTCTTTGTGCTCGCTTTGTTCTTCCTGAACACTACCGTCGCTTGTATTTTTTTCGGTGTTAGTATTTGCATGTTTTGGTTCTACAATTTCAACTTGAATCGGCGGTAATGGTTGTCCTTCAATTCCTCCGAGTTCTTGTCTTGGCCTATAATCAGGATGCCTCCTATCAAGATAATATCTTACACTTGTCGGATCTCTTTTAATTCTAACAAGCCCCATCAATATATCCTCAACCTCGTCATTGATATTTTCTTTTAATTTTTCCAAGTTCTCTACAAACTCAGGATCACTGTTTTTCCACTTATAAAATGTCGCATTGTTTATTCCTATTTTATCGCAAATTGCTGAAACAACTCCTCGGCATATTTCGTAATTCTCTAAAAATAACTTCTTGCTAATTCTTGTCCTTTCCTGTTCTTCAACTTCTTTTTTATTGCTTTCTGTCGCTTTTTCTTCACTTTCCAGCATAAAAGACAATGTTTCAACATCTTCTTTAGTTCCCGTCAAGACCTCTTCTTTTTTTTCTTTTTCTGTTTCCATAATCCTATATTACCACCATAGTCCTTTCAAGTACACATTAAATATATAATCACTTACATTGCAATTGACTGCATTTCCTAAGGCAAACCATCTATCTGCTGTCCTTTCCCCTTCTGTCCATCCATCCGGGAATCCTTGTAGTCGTTCCGCCTCAATACACTTGACCCTTCTTAGTCTCCCTTCCTCTCCCTTCCTCTGATCACATACTACGAGCATATTCCTTCCACTACTCGATACTCCTGTCGTTAAAGTATTGACCCTATCATAACCTCCTACTAATTCAAATCCCTTCTTTCCCTTAGTCCTTACTAATCTATCCATTGTTTTATCGGACAAAAATACCGGTTCCTCTTTTTTTGAATCCCTTATATCCCGAAATCTATTTGAATTGTCTATCACTTCCGGGTTCTTTTCTGTAAAATCTTTTCCCCTCCTGCATAGAAACAATACTCTTTCCCTTGCTTGCGCCGATCCATAATTGGCCGAATTGAGAAGAACACACCTCACACTATACCCGGCCGAAGATAATATCTTAAAAACGTTCTCGTATGTTTTTCCTTTATCATGTGTCATTATTCCCTTTACATTTTCCAAAACTACAAACTCCGGCTTCTTCTCCATCAAAATATCGTATATAAAGAAAATCATTTGTCCTCTTCTGTCTGAAAATCCTTTCCTTGAACCCGCTATACTGAATGATTGACACGGAAACCCTCCTGTCATTATATCAAAATCTGGTAATTCTTTCGGATCTATCTTTGTTATGTCTCCAAAGTTTTTTCTTCCCGGATAATTTTTATTGTATATTCTTATTGAACTTTCCCTGATTTCAGAAAATCCAACCACCTCAACTCCCATCTTTTCAAGACCAAAATCCAATCCTCCTATTCCTGTAAATGTTGATAATAATTTCATAGTCCTAATAGGTTTATAAAATTATCACCAGTTATTCTTCCATCCTTAACTGCCTCCTTTACTTTTTCGTAATCTTTTATTGATTCAAAATATATCCCTATTCTTTCTTTTAATTTCGGTGTTTCCGGTGGATAAACCATTAAAACTTTCATTCTATCTTCATCGATATTTTGTTCTTCAGCTGCAGATATTCCAAAATTGATTCTCATTTCGTCCTCAGTAAATCCTATTCCCATTAACAACTCTTGATCTATTGCATCCAACTTTGACCAATCCCAAGAACCTGTATTCTTATTCAACCTGAGATTCAAACGCATTTCTTCTTCCAATGTCAACTTCCTGCTCGGGATCCTTACATCGATTTCCTCAATGCCTAAATCAGCATAAATGCTGACTCTTTGGTGTCCTCCTATTAAATGATTATTGGTATTGGCCACTACCGGCTCGACTTCGCTGAACTCCTTTATTGATTCAGTCAAGTCGGCTCTTTCCTTTTCCGAAATCTTCCTGGGATTGTAATCCGCAGGAATCAAATCAATCACTTTTCTTCTTTCGGTTTTCCATGTTATCTTACTCATTTTTTAATCATTAAGAACATTAGTATATTTTTTAGTCCAGCCATAACACCGTCCTGTAAATCCTTGACTGCCGATTCTATGCTTGCCATCTTTCTTTCCAATACAGATATTCTATCCTCTGTATCAAGTTTAATGCTTCCGCTGACTATGGTGCATTCTTTCGATTCTAACTCATTGACTCTCTTTTCCAACTCGGCGATCCTTTTGTACATATCCTCCTTGTTGTTGCAAACAGGCGGCGTCATTGTGTAATTGGTTGTTGTACAAGTTAAATCGGCTCCGTATCCGGGATTGACATAGGCCAATGCCGAAATCGGACTTATTAAAAGCGAGAATAAAATTGTTGCGATAATTAGTTTTTTCATATTTTTGGTTTTATGATTATTCGGGAGGAGGTTTTTTCTCCTCCCTTTTTTTTGAGTATTCAATTTCAAGCAATTCTGCAAACTTTGAAATGGGAATCAATTTGCCATCCCACCAGATAACTCCGTTCATCGTTTCCTCCTTTTCTTTGGACAATGCCTGCCCTTGGCCAATCTTCTTTTCACTATCAAGCCGTAATACTTTTTTATGGCTCTATGGTTGCCAGTGATTTCGGCCAGTGCTTCTTCGTAGATTTCAGGATGCTGTCGAAGTATCTCGTTTTCCTTGATTCTGATCAACTCTTCAAGAGCGTCATGGCAAGGTGTCCGGCACACATCTATCACATCCCCATCTCCGAATACTGCATACTTTTTTTCATGGTGTTGGCTGTGGTTATCTTCCATTTCCCACTCTTTGCATATTTTGCAAAAGAACATTGAATCACCTCGTGCTGTTTTTATTATAACACATTTTCATTGTCAATAAAAGGTTTTGCTTATCTTCTTCAATCCGGCCGACCTGATAACATTCTCTGATATTTTCTCGAGAATAATATCTCCCGGATTGTATTTTTTTCCATTATGTTCGAATACTTCCTTGCATGTATAAGCTATTATCGGAGCTTTTTCAAATCTTGAAATATACGGATATGCATTCTTAATCCATTTTTGGAATCTGTTATCCGTCACGATTTTTTCGTCAGTTGACATCAAATCGTTTTTCTTCACTCTTCTGAATTGGTCTATATTAAAAACCTTGACATCTCTTCTGTACTTGCTTTCAATATGATTCAAGTTTCCATATATGCTTCTGAATAAAATACCTTCTTCTTCGCTGATTTTTTCCATTGTTTTCAAAAACTTTTGCTTGTTAAAAACAATCGGATAATGCACTTCGAAATCAATCGGTTCCTGTACTCCCATATCACGGAGCGTTTCCAAAGTGTCTGAAATTGCCCTGTAATAATAACCTCCATGCGTTGAATGATTCTTTTTGCTGGCCGATAATTTTCCCTTATTGAAACTTTTGATTTCCTCAACTCTTCTCAAGAAGAAAAAATCGTCATTCATTAAAATAAAATCTTCACTCACTCCTTGCTCTCTGCAAGCCAATGATATTTTATGCACTGCGTTTCTTAACTTGTTTGAATATGGATCCTCCGCTTTAATATACCCTATCTTTTCTTTATCAATAAACTTCGGGCATCCTCCGACAATCCAAAGTTTCCCGAACCTGACATTTTTTTCAAGCGCTCTTATCGAGTACTTTATTTCATTGTCCATCCATCGAGTTCCGTTATTCCTTAAAATATATACTACATCAATTTTTTCCATAGTAGAATAATAATGCTTGTTTTAGTTTTTCTTTTTCATATACCGGCTTTGGAATAACATGCCAGTCTCCAATTTGGTCAGGATTCCTTTCTTCTCTTCCACTACCAAGAAAGTAATCATTAAACTTGAAACTCCCGCCGATCAACTTGTCTGACAATTTAATCCATACTGCCGGTATTCCGTATGCTTCAGCCACTATGATTCCGTGCAACGAACTCGATACTATCAAATCGCATGAGCATATCTCGTCAATCGTTTTGAAAGGATCCTGCTGAACATCGATTATAAACCTGTCCGGGTTCCTCAATAAATCAGGATGCTTCTTGTCAACATAGTGCGGTATGAATCCAACCTCATGTCTCGGCAATTTTTTCGGAGTATATATTTCCGGTAATAAAATAGCCGGGTCGCCGTATATCTCCGGGACGAAACAACCTTTTATCTTTTCCCTTGTTTTCGGTCCTCGAACTGCCAATACTTTCATTCCGGGAGTGGCTTGGAAATCTTTATCTCGCATTGTGCCTGTTCCCCATAAAACATCATTGTCTCGGGCGGCGTATATAATGCTTCCTACGGCCAATAACTTGCTTCTGGCGCCTCTTTTAACCTGTTTGAATGGTATACCCAGCCCATTAAGAATAATCGGCGTCAGCATGTCTCCGAAGTTTACCTCCCCATTGTACCAGTATACTTTAATTGGTTTCATTTATTTCAATCTTATTGCAGTAATACAACCTGTCTCCTTTGTTGACTCTTTTCTTGGCCAATATTTCCCATCCATTTTTTTCAAGCAATTTTTCTAACTCTTCGTAATTAAGATTGCTTTTTCTATCCATTCCTCCATTGCTATTTTCTCGATAAGTGATCACCAACTTGTCTGAATATTTCCTGATATCATTCAAAAACTTTTCTGGGTTTTCGATATATTCCAATGTTCCTAAACAAACAATGAATTGAAATGGCGGATATGCCGGTAATTCGTCTTTGTTGAAATCACACTTGACTGTGAACTCTGTCCATTCTTTTTGATCAAGAGCGATATAATAAGATTTCCCCTTTAAGTATTTATAAAACTCTCCGAGTCCTCCTCCCAAATCAATGACTGATGTATCGGCCGGAATGAACTTTGCTGCCTGTTTTGTTCTTTCAGTCCAGGCAACTTTCCACGGCCATTTAATTTTTAATTTTTTGTTGATTTTCATTTTCCTGTTGATTCATTCAAATAATGTATTGTCGCCCAGCAATGTCCGGCCGGCAATGTGATTCTCTTTTGCGCGTACTTCCACATTCCTATGTGAGAATCACAGTATAGAAACTTGTAATTTTTCTTGTCCGGTTGATACAATGATAGGAATGCCGACCCTCTCCTATGGTGATATTGCATCATCGGTTTAACTGCGAATGTTTTGATGTTAAATGTTTTCGGCTGATAAGAAAGATGTATTGATGTCTTTCCTTTCATTATCATTGCGATGTTCCTCATGTAGTGCTCGCCCATTAAATCGTCTGAATCAATGCCTGTTTGAATATCGTACTTTTCTAAACCTTCCAAATCTTCGAACTGGACAAAATCGTAATAATATTTTTTTCCATTCGCCCTCTCCTTGTATTTAACCGTATCTATTTTTGAATGAAAAACTTTTATCCTCGGAGACAATGCTTTGAATATTTCGTCATGCTCGGGATTGCACCAGATTGCTATATCAAAGTTTTTATAACTTTGATTCAATATCCTCGGCAACACCATCGCCTTAAAATATGCCAACCTCCAATCAAATCGAGGGTCATTCTTCTCGTAGTTAAATCTAATTATTAAAACATGGTTATTCATTTTTTTCTATTCTATGATTAAAATAAAAACTGACAATCATAAATCCCAGAATCAAACTGATTCTGTCCTCGATATAATTCCCCTCGCTGAAGTTTCCCCAGTTAATTCCCAAGGCGACGACCTGTACTGTATTTGATATTTCAACTCTCATTTCTTTGATGTTTTTTATTCCAATTTATACTTTCTAAATATTCTTTGTTTTTGAACCCAGCAATAATTTCTTCAGGAGTAATCAATCCTTCAGCGACATCTTCTTTCCACTCTTTGATTGCTATATCTATTTTTCTTCTTGCCTGATAAACAGGATTGTTTTCTGGTTTGATTCCTTTTCCATTGACAGTATAATCAAAATATTTTTCTATGTCTTTTTTTGAAAAACTTTGTTTTGATAATTCCTCCAAAAAAGCAATCTCTTTTCTCTGCCTCAACGATATCATACTCTAAATCTTTTATTTTTAATTTTTCTAATCTTATCTTCCTTACTGCTTCTTTTGATCTATGCCATCTCGATCCGTATTTTCTTCTTCCTTTTTTTGACCGGTGTTCTCTGTGATAAAGCGGTCCACTGCACGGAAACGATTTTCTAACTCGTGCCATCCTTTTTTATCACTATGAAGAATCCTATTAAAAATCTCCACACCGGATACGGAATGAACCTTGGCCGAGGTTTTATTATCCTTGCATTTATTTCGCTAACAACTTTCAACTGTTCTTCGTACAATTTTCTGATAACTCTTCTTCTTTTCTTGTCTTTGTTTTGGCTCATGGTTTTATATGTTTCCAACCGTAATTTTTAATCCAGGAAATAGTTGATTGTGGTATTTTTAATTTTCTTGCCACTTCAATATTTTTCATTCCTTCTTTTAACATTCTTCTAATTTTAATTATATCTTTTTCACTATACTTATTCAATCCATGTCTTTCTCCTCGATTTGATACTCCATGAACTATTCTATCATTCTGATTTTCTTTTCTCGTTCCCCATTTTAAGTTTTCTAATCTATTATCAAATCCGTTTCCATTCAAATGTCTACATTCTTTTCCTTTCGGACACTTTCCAATAAATGTTTCCAATACCAATCTATGAACCCACCTCTTATACATTTTTCTGTTCTTTGATAAATGAACTCCAAAATGTCCCGCGCTTTTCCATTGCTTTATTATTCTTGGTTTAACTGGAATTGCTTGTCTATATTTCTTAACCATTGAATAAATCACTCCATTCTTATCTATAAAATAACCTTTGAATCCTTTAATCTTTTTCATATGGTATAATTATACCATCAAATATATTTATTGTAATAGTCCATGTCCTCATATGGTTCCGGGATATTCAAAGCATGTTCTCTGTTCCCCCATATTCTTATTTTTGTACACATTTCTTGAAACTCACCGTTTTCCATTTTACTTGTTTCAAATGCTATCTTTTCACCATTGACTAATTTATAATAACCTATTGCAATTTCAACGGCTTTCAAAACATCATGTAGATTTTCTTCTCCCATCCATTTAGCTATTATTGTTAAAACTACCCCAAATAAATATCCGTTCTGATTGGATCTTTCCCATACTTTTCCTGATGTCCTTATTTTTCTTTCTTTTCTAATTTCAATCTGCATCGCTTCTCCATCCTCGAATTGTTTCATGTATTCCTCGAATGCATCGGGGTCTTTATGCACGAACCGTCCTTTCAGTGCTGATCCAAAAAACTTTCTTATTTTCTCCATACTTTTTTCTTATTAAAAATAAACATCTTTTCTTTTCCTGTTCCCAGTCGACTCTGGGATATTTTTTTAATTCTTCCGGTGTTGCCCGGCATAATGAAATGTATTGATTCACGAACTTGTCCATGCCTTTTCCGAGATGGTGATATTCGCAAATCGGCACTATCGCCCACTTCTCTTGAATCTGCCTACCGGCATAAATCCAGCAATGCTCCCATGTAATTCTTCCTTGGCAATCCGTTCCACTCCTGGCACATATCCCATAATAAGGATCCTCTGCTAAATCTTTTCTTAATTTTGTCGGGATATTATTCATTTTTTATATTGAATCTTTCTCTTAATTTTCTGTATTTTTCTCTTATTCTTGATATTTCTTTTTCTTCAACTTCTCTCATTACTGCTTTTTTATAATCCTTAGATTGAACTGCCAGAATGCTCTGTCTTTTTCTATATTCAGTATCACTGTCGTATCTTTTTTTATTGTGTTCTATTTTCTTTTTTCTCTTTTCTACATATCTTTCTTTGTAAACATGCTCATAAATTGTTGCTATACAAACTTCGTATTTATCAGCTATCGCTTGAAATGTCATTCCTTGTTCTCTCAATAATGGCAATGATTCCAATTCTTCTTTGGTTAATTTTCTTCTTCTGTCTTTTTCAAATGTTAATCTTGGCAATTTCATATTTTTTGTGGAGATGTCAGGGTTCGAACCTGAATCCGAGCGCGACTCGTGTTTCCTACAAATCATCCCCGTGGAAAAGGCCTATGCCTTTTCTTTGTATTTTCCCTTCTTCGGCTTGAAAGGAAGTCTTGACTCTTGTAAAACATCCTCGGATCCGGCCGGTTTCTTTTTAACCGAGTATCCAAAGCTGTTCATTTCCTTCTCGTCAACTTTGATTTGTGCTCTCGCCTTGTCGATTGCCTCTCTGCTGTCTTTGGCGAAAACCTCTATCTGCTGACTGAACTTGAATGTGATTGAATATGGGTAGTCCATTCTTTTTAATTTATAATCTAATCCCAGTCGTCTTCAAAATTGGGATCGTCTGGCTCTTTCTCTTCTTCTGATTCTTCCTCGTCGTCCTCGTCATCGAAGTCCTCTTCTTCGTCTAACATGTTTTTGATTTCTTATGCTTGCTATCTCGACCTTTTATAATATCCTTAATTGTTTTCAATTCCTCTTCTCCAAAATAATTTCTAAAATTAGAATTGATACTTTTCAAAATACGATTACCCTCCTTTCTCTTGGCGATTAAAATTGTTTTATCTCTGACTCCATTAAACAATTCCTTGAAAAGCGCCATCTCTTCTTTGCTACCCTTGACCAAGAAATCTCCGGTTGATATTTGTTTGCCTATTTCCATACAATTATTTTTTAATTTTCTTTCCCTGACTCTCCTGCTTTTTTGCTCTGGTCATTGCTCTCTTATTCCATGCCTTGCTGCTAAAAATAGGTGTATGATTTTTGATTTCTTCCCTGGTCAACATTTTTCTGGCCTGATGCTTTGCTCTATTGTGTGCTGTTTTTTGACTCATATCCTTATCCCAATATTAATTGTGCACCCGTGTACCTCGACTCGTACATTTGCTTGCTATCAAGAAACTCCTGCAAGCCGGGTATTTGTCTTTTTGAACCGTACCTCGAAGGCGTGAATTGCCCTGTTAGAGGGTCTTTCCACCCCGCAATGGTAATTACTTTATCTTTGAAAAGAAACTCGCTCACACGCTCCATATTGAGTCCGTAGTGCCCTTTCTCTTCCTTGAATACCATCCCCGAGAAGTAAACCCAGTCCCCGAACCTCGCATATTCATTCTTTCCGATCATGTCCCGGATGTCCTTGGTTTTGAATCGGTATGTCTTATGTCCCTGGCACCAATCATAAGCGATGGCCAGGGCTTCGTACATTCCTTTGAAAAGAGCAATCTCTCTTTTATCGATTACCTGCCCGCAATGAGGACAGCGATTATGTTCAACTTTCATATTCCTCTGTAATTTCACTTTCTTTGAATATCTCTGTCACCTTCCTTCCCACCTGGTCAAAATAATCGACCGCGTAATTGACATCTTCTTTCGATGTAACAACGAATGCCACTACTGTTCCAACTATACTTTTGAAATTATTTCTAATCCCGACTTTGTCTCCTATTAAAAACCTGTTGTTGATTTCCATAGTGTTTTTACAATTTATTTTTAATCGCGAATCTTATCATGTCTTTTATCAGTTCGATAAAAGATTCTTTGTTTGTAAAAATCTCGCATTCTCCGTTTATCTTTGGAGAATGAATTGATCCATACCACCACTTTCTACCCTCCAATACACTTCCTTCTTCGCCCTTGCTCCATTCTATCCCAATATGATGTACCGTTTTGAAAAATATCATTTTGGTTTTTATTTTAACGCTTCTTCTAATACCATTTCCCCGATGCGCTTCCATGCCTTCTTAATCCTTGCTGACATGATAGCCATGTCGGAAATAGTTTTGTTTGTCGGGAATATCACTATCCCCCTTTTCTTGTCTAACTCGATTCTATAAATGGTGTCGCCCCACTTATTCACTTTGCCGGTGTCGATCTTAACCGTCGGGATCCATATCAGTTTTCCTCCTGGTATTTTTCCCTTTTGAATAAACTTGGCGAACATATAGAAATCAAGTTGTCCGTGGTTGTCTGCTCTTTTCTGGTCCCATGGGTCGTTTCCGAACTTATCCGGGTGTCCTGTCTTATACTCGTGGACTTCGAATGGTTCGTTTAATACCGCATCACACCTGATCAATAATTGGATATCTCCGAACATTACCTTTTCCTCGATGTCTTTCTGGTCTGCCTTTGGCAGACTGGCTCGGCACATATCAATCTCGGCGTTGCCAGTCTGCTCTTTCTCGATTAACCCATCGGCGATTATTTTACCGAAGGCCTGCTCGGCCGGGGCGAATGATACTCTTTTGCCTTCGAGTATATATACTCTTCGGTATTCCTCTTCGTCCCTTTCGAACAATTCGAGTTGCGACCAGGATAAATATCTTTTTATCCTGATGTCCATGCTATTTTTTCAACATTATTCTTCTATCTTCTAACCTTGCTCTGATAACTTTTTTCTGGACTTCGTTCCATGCTTCAGTCGTTTCAAGTTGTCTTGCCCATTCTTCAAGTGTTGGAAGATTTTGGATTGCATCCACCATTAAAAGAGTTTGTTCAAGCGTCTTTTTGTTCTTGCTCTTGTCCGCTGCACTTGTCTCTTTTTTGTTGTCTGCCGGCTTATTCTTTTCGTTGTCAGGATCAACCTCATTGTCGGCGATGTTAAAGATATTCATTATCATATATCTTTTGCAGTAAGTCATTGTTGCTCCTGCGTTCTGGGCTTCACCGGCTCCTTTGACATGAGTCATTGGAATATCGAATTGATATACTTCTACCGGTCCTCTTTGCAAATCTTCTCTAATGTCGATGTCGCTTATTGTCATTTTGCTCTCGTACATTTCCTTTTCTTTGTTGAATGTCATTTCAAACTTTGTAAACAACCTGTTCTTCTGAAGAAGAGGATTGATTTGCCTTAAAATGTCGTCCGGTTTGAAATACTTGAATCCTTGAAAATCATTTTTTCCTTCTCTTCCGATTGACAACTCATTTGATATTTCAACGATCCTTTCTTTCACGCTCTTTTGTTTTGTTTCTTCTGCCATGCTTATATTTACCCGCTGTCCCGGGCAAGTTATTACTTTTTAACTCTCTCTTCGATTTCCAATTTGGCTCCTGGCACTGCCATTCCCGCTTCGATTGCGGTTTGAATGGCCGATGTGTTTGGCTCCATGAAGTCGAGAGGTATCAAACTCTTATCCAAAATCTTCACAATCTTCACTGTGTATGTTTTGATAAGGTCTGTTTTCTTTTCTAACTTCTGCAACTTTTCCCCGGACTTCTCGATGTCAGCCATGGTCACTTTGCCTTCTTTGAATTGCTGTTCCAATTTTTCTTTTTCTTTGGCTGTTTCTTCGTCCACCTTTCTCTTCCACTTTCCTTGCTCGGCCTTAATGTGATCCTCGGCTTCGCTGATAGTCATTTCAAAGGGTTTCCAGAAGTCATTGATGTTGGCTATTACTTGCCTCAATGGCTTGATGTTCTTGTCCTTTTCTTCTTTGATTATCTTTGAAACCTTACTGATCACTTTTAATCCTTCGGCTGAAGATTCCAGTGTTGCTTGGCTTGTTATCTTCAATCCTTTTAACTCAGATATGTTTTCTGTTTCTCTCTTCACTACTACGAGCGACTGCTCGATTTGCTCTTCAATTTCTTTGCTCATTTTTTTTGGTTTTTTGTTATTGGTTTTTTATTGTCGACCTGCACTCTGAGGGATTGCCCTGGCGGGCTAACCCTTCAGAAGGCAGATTGCCTTCTACTTGAATACTTCTTTGTGCTTGGTTGTAAATAACGGATCTGTTTGCGCTCCCCCGGCATACTTCTTCTTTCCGCCGGACACCATCGCTAAAACATTGTATACCGATCCGCATTCTTCATTCGATTCGATGCAACTTTTTACATTCGATAATTCCTTGCTTAAATCTTCGTCTGTAATGACCTTAACCTTGTAAACTTTGGAACTGTCTTTGTTGACCTTAACCGCCAAATCCCAATTCATTCCCAATCCCATTCTGGCCATGTCGATAACATTGTACCCCCATGCCCAAAGATGTTTCTGTATTTGCTTTTTTACTGTTTCTTTCTTCATGTCTATATCTTATTCTAAACCGTTTATAATGTCAACTCAGTTATGCACACCTCCCACGATCTTCAAAAAGTCCGCTCCTATACTTGATTTGGCCAATCTTCTTTTCTTTCCGTCGAGAATCTGATCAATCACTCCTTTCTTGGAATTGAGCAACCTCACAATGTCCTCTTCAATCGTTTTCGGACAAACATAATAATAAACATTGACCGTTCCTTTCTGTCCGATTCTATGAGCACGATCCTCTGCCTGTTCGTGAATGCCCGGGAACCAGTCCATATCGGCGAACATAACGATTGATGCTTGAGTCAAGTTGATTCCGATTCCTCCGGCATCGATGTTCAAAATTAAAACTTTTGTCTTGTCGTCTTTTTCAAAATCGTCGATTGCTTTCTGCCTGACATCCATCTTGTCTGATCCTGTTAAAGTTCCGCAAGGTATTTCCTCTCCAATCATTCTTGCTTTCAATGCCAATATTGTTTCGGTGTATTGCGAGAACACGATCACCTTTTCGTCCTGCTCGACTGCGTTCTTGATGTCTTCTGCCATGATGCCAACTTTGAAAAGAGAACATACCTGTTTCGTTTTTCCGATTTCGGTTAAATGCCTGGCTGTCAATGCGTTGTCCTTATTCCATCCTTCAATCGGATTCAATTCTCTAAAAGACATATAATCTTCCCATGCGTTGTCATATTTCTGTTTCCATTCTTTGTCGAGTTCGCATTCTCGAACCGATACTATCTTCGGCGGCAAATCCAAGACATCTTTCTTTTTTCTTCGAAGCATCCATCCTAAGAGTTCCAATCTTAATTCGTCGAGATTGGTTGCTCCTTTCATTACCGGCCATCTTCTAACTATATCGATTTCGAGTTTGGCCGAATAATAATTGTAATAGGTTTCCTGTGATGTCGTGAACACCTTGCGCGTTTCCGAGTTCCTTAATTGAAACATCCAAAACATTTCACAGAATTGTCTGGCGAAATCAGTTTTGTTATCTCCAAGCGGATGCCCAATCGCTTTCAAAAGAGGAAACAACTCTATCGGCCTGTTCAATATCGGTGTTCCGGTCATGCAAATAACCCTCTTCACTTTTTTAGCCAATCCCTTAAAAGCGACACTCTGCCCTGACTTCTTCTTTTTTCGGCCCCCTATAATCGCTTTTGACCTCAATGAATCTCCTTTGATGTAGTGAGCTTCGTCGAGAATCAATGTATCAATCCATCCGGCCGAAATTGCTGTTGATAATATTTCTTCCATCTTTTCGAGAATATCGTAATTGATAACATGCCATTCAAAGTTTTCATAAACTGAATCTCCTGACCTTAATATTTCAACCTTGTCCTCGGGATAAACTTCATTGATTTCCCTTTGCCAGTTAATTTTAACCGATGCCGGGCAAACGACTATCACTCCTCTTGATCCGTTTTCTCTGGCTGCGATAATCGCCTGTCTGGTTTTTCCCAGTCCCATTTCATCGGCCAGAATGAATGATTGACCACCGAGGGGATTCTTCCCCTTTAAGAACTCTATCCCCTCGATTTGATGTTTGAATAACTCACTCATAGTTTTTTCAAGTCAATATGGAATCCACCATATCCGTTATCTATTAAAAGTTCGAATGCCAATCTGACCTTCTCGTCGATTGTCTTATCGTTTATCCATGTTTTCAAAGTCCCGAGGTAATCCTTAAACTCGTACTCTCCGTTCTTTGTTTTGACAATCTCTATTCCGTGCCTTTTGCATATTGACCTGTCTGCATTATAAGAAGCGTGCTGAAAAGCGAGGAATAAAATTGTATCAACCTCTTCCTTCAAGTTCTTGACCTCTATCTTTTCGAGCGCGCTCAATAATTTTTTATCGGCCAATTCTTTTTCTTTCTTGGCTTTTTCGCGTTCCTTTTTCCTTTGCTCTTTCTCTTTGGCCGATGGCTTGTATTCGGTGTGTTGATCACCATGCACCGGGCATTTTGGATCTACGCAAATCGTCAATATTTCTCCCATGCCTTCTCCTTCAACGACGATTCCTTTTGTTTCATGCCCGCATTTTTTACCGACTGTTTCGTATTGTGATTTTGAAAGCACTCCTTTCTCGGCCATTCCATAATCCTTTTTGATAGGAATCAAATCTATTCCTTTTTCTTTCCACTCCGCTTTCTTAATCTCAATGTACTTTGCCATTTTCCTTGTCCAACACCTCAAGTCACTACATGCTCCTTCCTTAACCTCTCCGAATAAACTCTGTCTGGCCGGAGGACATTCAATGCATGGTCCGACTGCTTCAATCAATTCTTTTGACTGTAACCATGGCTGATTTTTTAATGGTTCGTAAACTTCGCGGATAATCCAATCTTTCATTTCCTTGACTGTCGGTAATGACCATTCTGATAAAACATATTTCAATGCCTCTTTCTGATGATGCGGTGCCAAGTCAGAAATCAAGACGGCCAATCCATCGTTTATCTTTCCGTTCCTAAATGCTTTTTGTGCTGATTCGATAAGATTGGTTAATGTCAATCTGTATCTGACATACTTTTCACTCTTTCCGATTTTATCAGAAACCTGTTTGGCCGACATTCCTGTCTCGCGCATTTTTCTATAAGCCAATCCTTCCTCGATTGGATGTATATCTTTTCTTTGGAGGTTCTCAATTATCTGTGCCTCCAATGCTTCCTCGTCTGTCATTTCGACAATCTTTGCCGGTATCTCTTCGATGTTCAACTGTTTTGCTGCCCTCAATCTTCTTGCTCCGGCGATCACTTCATATTCAAATCCCGGCTCTAACCCTTTTTTAGTTGTAGATACTTCCTTAAGAATCCTCCTAACAAGTATCGGCACCAATATTCCTGTTTCTTTGATTGATGCTTTTAATTCCTCGAACTCCTTATCTTCAAAATCTCCTCCTCTCGGATTTGTTTTTGACTCGAAACAATTTTTGACTAATATGGTTTTTAATTCCATGTTTTTGGTTTTATTATCCTTTTAATTAACTCTTTCACATCACGGTAATTTCCCCACCTTCGATATCGCAATAAGCAATATCTGTTGTGTACCGGATAGACATCTACCTCGTTGTTGATTCTGTACTGATACGGAGTCAATTGTTCGACCTGATATCCGTCTAATTTTAATTCCATTATCTGCTTGACTCTCGGCCCCAGTCTTTCGGCCCTTCTCTTTCTCTGGTCTACTTTGTACTCCCTCCACATTTCTGTATCTGTTTGCTCTTCCATGTTAGAAAGGAATATTCAAATCTTCTTTTTCCGAATCTTCGACCACTGCTATTTCTTCTGTTGCGGGTCCTCCGTACATTTCATTCAATTCTTTCGTCGAGTCATTCGATGCCTTCCTTGCTTCAGGCGATGTCTTTTCCCACTGATCAACATAAACCGTATGTGTCTTTCCGTTTTTGTCTTTTTCTTTCATTTTGACAATAACCAGATTGATGTAATGCAATCCGTTCGATTTTGATTCCTTGATAAACGGTTTGATTTTTTCCATCTCGACACTGAATGAAACTTGATCATACTCTCCGAACTTTAGACCCTTCCCGACATATATTTTTTCTTTTGCCATTTTGGTTTTTACTTTAACTTTTCTACTTTTTTATAATTTACAACAATTAAATCTGCTAACATCTTAATCGTGAATGATGTCGGAATAATAACTCTAAACTTCCTCCACTTTTTATCTTTCCACTCTTTAACCATTCCATCGACCACACATTTATCGAATATAGTCAGTGCTCTATATCCTGTAATTGTTAATTCAGGAATCTCGAAATATTTTTTGATGTACTCTTTTTTTGGTTTTGTTTTCATACATGATTGATAATTAAACTGTTTTCTTTTTGTTTGTTTGAAATCTTCTTGACATAGTACCCGTAGTTTTGGGGATCCTTAACCGCTGCCTCCTTCAAATAATCCCTGTATGTTTTCTTCTTCGGACAATATCGATATTCTGGTTTTTGTGCCATCTATTTGCCATTCAACTTTTTATAGCATATCTTCCAATGCTGGGAATCAAGACCCTCCTTGACCATTTCCCGGGCAATCGACCTTTGCAAATCGTAATCCATTATCATATTCTTCACTTCGTTGTCCGATGCTTCTTTCTTAATCAATCCGTACTTCTTTCCATAATCCCTGAATGTCTCGAATTGAAATTGAAATGCTCCATAAGAAAGTTTGTCGTTCGAGTCCATCTGTACAATTTCGTGATACCCGGATGTTTCGCAAAACTCTATCGCCGTCAGGTATGCTTCCATGTGCCAGTCGATTTCTTTTTGAATCGGCTTTTTGTTTTGCATTCCTATAAAAGCAAATCCTCCGGCCATTACTACATACGAAATAATAATCAGTATAAAAAATATTTTTGTTTCTTTTTTATTTTCCATATTATTTTACCGGCGCATCTATTACGATATTGTATCTAATGCACTGCTCGACCTGCCAATCTGTCTGATAGTAATTCGGGAATTGTTTGGCTTCGCCGGCCCACTTTTCGCATTCAGATTTTTCAATTCTCTGCATTGCTTTGTCGGCTCCCCATATTACTACATTGACAAATCCTATCCCTGCTAACAATCCGATCACTACCGTTAGAATAATTCCAATGGTATATCCTATTGTTGAATGTCCTTTTTGATTTTTCATTTTTTTAATTTTATCTTTCTCTTCCCGGGCAGGCCCAATCGAGCATGTCCGGTTCTTTTAACGATTCTTCGACCATTTTTCTTGCATCGGCCATTTCTTCGGCCGTTGTATTTTTTCCGCAAATTATCATTCGAACTGTTTTTGATTCTCCTTGCCCCATGTCTACCCCTATTTTTTGAGGTATCTTTACGCATAAAATATCTTCTCCTTTCACACTCGGTCTCGATACTCTAATGTGATCACTACTTCCAGGAAACGATCTGTTTGCCATATTTTATTTTTTTCTTCGCTGTCCCGAAGATGTTTTGGTTTTTTATCTTCTTAATAACATTTTATTCTAAATGATTTATAATGTCAATAGCACTTATCCCCACCAACCATTTTCCCTATTTGGTGAAATTGGTCCCTGTTTGGATCCTTTCTTGCTCCCTTAATTCCCATGCTTAATAATAAGATATATATCTTTTTATTGTTATTAAGGGTGCAATTTTTCAACTTTTTTTGTCGATATCTCCTATTTTTAATTGCCCACTATGCACAAGTGCATGATGGTTAGGGCATAAAACTATTAAATTATTTGGATCGTCTCCTCCTCCTATATATTTCGGAATAATATGATGTATTTCAATTACTTCATCGAATCCGCAAACTGCACATTTTCCTCCAAATCTTTCATATATATGAGAATACTTTTTATATCTCGTGTCAATTTTTAATTTAATATTAGACAATAATAATCTATCACTATATTTATTCGCTATCATTTCAATGTATGGGTATTTGCCTACAACATTGATCATATTGATTATTGTTGTATGATCTCTATTCAAATATTTTCCTATTGAAGAAAGACTGAATCCGAGTTTCCTTGCTAAAATAGTAAACAATATTCTCGCTCCAACAACATCCTTTCTTCTATTTTTTAATATCATTTCTTCTTTTCCTATATTCAATTCATCTCTTACTATCTCTTCAATTTTTTCAAGATTTTCTTTTGCCATATTTTTAATTTTATCATTATATTATAATTATGCACAATGATATTTTTATTGTCAACTATTACCTGTTGACAAAGTGTTCCAAGTCCGTTAATAACATGTACTTTGATTGTTCTCAATTTTTATTGCTTTTTTGATTCACCCCATTCCGTCCCCGAACTGTCCCCGTTTTTTGCACATCGTCAACATCTTTTCCACCTATAAAAAAAGACCCCCGGAGGTCTAACCGGGAGCCTTGCAGTCCGAACTGCTGAGAGCGAAGACCAAAAAAACTTCGCCAAGAATACTATACCATTTTTTCTACTTCTTTGTGAAGTTCCCTACGGCCGTGATTACATCATTCACATAATTACTGCCCCTTCCGATTATCAAACCGGAGACGATGTAATCAACTATCGGATATTGTGCCACTACTCCGACCATTGCCGGAATGTCTATTTGATAAAGAATGGCCAATCCTACTCCCAAAACAAGCGCTACATATCCGAGATACTTTTCTGCCTGTTTGAATGGTGCGAATAAGAACTCGACCAATCCTTCAATGAAAGTTGTTAGAAATAAAATTGCTACTGCTTCCATGTTTTTATTATTTACGGTTTCTAATTCTAATCATAGACATCGCTATCTATGTTTCGACCTCAATATGCTTCTACCCAGTATATCTGGTAATCGCAGTTTCCTCTCCATGCTTTCTGATTCTCGAACTTGGCGATAAAGTTTTCCTGCTGTTCGTATAACCAGCATCTGATTTCCCCATCAGTATCGACTGCCACCAAGACATTAAACTTGTGCGAATCTCTGTGCTCGATTCCATCCTTGTCTTTCCATACCATAGCTCCTGAATCAACTGTCACCGGATTGACTTCGAATATGAAATTGAAGTCTGATGCGCACTTGTACGCGTGATTGTCGCAGTCATGAAAATCCAATAGCCAAGGATTGTCCGTTCTGTTTGTATTGTACCACTTTCCTCTCTTTTCGAGGATCCTTTTTGCATCCTCTATTTTCAAAATCTTGTATTCGAAATCATTAAGCGAGAATACATACTTTGGTATCCCTGTCTCCCGGACCATTATTTCAGCCAGTTCGGCCGAAGTAATTTTCCTTTCCGCCTCGTGAGGAAATGACCTCTTGGCCATAAACTCACCGATTCTTATCAATCCAAAAGATATGTCTTGCCACTGTTCTTGTGTAAAATCTTTTGTCTTTGTTGCCAATTCGGCAATAATTTCTTCAGTTGTCATATATTTAATTAGCCTTAAAATAAGATATAACCATTCCGATTGCTCCCATAATGAGACCAGCTACTCCCCCGACTATAGTTGCTTTTCCTTGCATTGTTGCCACATCCTTTTCAACGCAGTTTATCCTGTCGTCATGGTTTTGAGAAACATTCTCAAGCGTTTTTTTAACTTCATTCAATGTTCCTTTCATTTCACCAACCATTAAGCCGAGTTCGTAAAAGTTCATTGGTATTTTTATTTCTTCTTTTGTTTCCATGTTTTTTAATATGTATCCGGTATTCCCTGAGAACTGAGGTCATTCACTTCTTTCGAAGTCTTGTTTTGCCAGTTAATGATCCCTGATTTTCTCATTTCTATCGTCAACACTATTTTTTCTAAAGTGTAGTCGACCTTGGTTATCAGCATGTTCTCGTGCAATATGCTTGATAACGACTGATTGAATCCTATAAAACTGCATGTATCCCCCGGCTGGACTGACTCTATGTCATACCCGTTGACCGTATCGATGTTCCCATCCAGTATCTCGCAAATCAATTTAATATCCTCGTCTTTATTTTCGGCCAAGAACTTCGCTCCTATTTTATCGGCGGCCGTATCATCGACGATTCCCGTGTCCTTGATGTATTCAGTTCTTCTTCCGTACTGCTTTATCGATGCTTCATCCGGGTAATTATTCAATACTCCGGGATTGTCCCCGTTCCAAACAATCACATTGTTTCTGATTTTTTCCATGCTCTTCTGAATGTCGATTGATTTGAAATGTTTGCCTAATTGGAATATGTGAGTCGGTTCAGTTGCTTTCTGCTTAATAGTCAATAATCCGTTCTCATCGAAGTAATAAAAATAGTTGCTTGAATACATTGATATTATTTTGTCCAATGCTTCGCGGTATGTTTTAAGAGCAACCGTATACCATGCTGTCTGCCCGGCCAATGGTATGCTTGACTGGTTATAATATATCTTCGGGTTTTCGGTTTCTGTCCTATATCTTTCAATTATCGCCCTTGCAATCAAACCGATATCAGCTTCGTCTCCCGGTGCCGTCACTGTCAATCCGGCCGTACTGTCAGAATATAAAGTTATTTGATCTCCATTCTTCAAGTAATCGACTGACAGTTTTGTATAATGCCCCAGTGCATGAACGATAATATTTTCGCTTGTCCCGTCTATTCTCGGCTCAATCATTGAAATGTATCCCGAGTATATTTTTCTCGGATCCAAGTTAACCGTATCATCGTCGGCAATATATATGTCAATCCCGTTTCCCAGGTTTAATTCCGGTCCTTGATAATCAATCTTCTCCATTAAAGTAATCAAGCATTCTCCCAATCCTGAATTGATCTCTTTGGTAAATCCGTCAAACTTGGCTTTTGTCCATTCTTTCAAAACCTCACCTTCGTTATTTGATACTTTAATCGATATTGTTTTCATAGATATCTCTTGTAATAATCTACATCGAGCGTTGCATTTCCAGGGGCGGCTTCCTGATTCCCTCCATAGTATAATTTGAAAACAAAGTTTTCCCCTTCATTTTCAGTCCATGTCACTCCGGCATCAACACTTTGATCAACATTTCCTTTTGCGTATGTTGCGAGTGCTCCCTGTAAAATTGCCACTTTGTAATAATTACTGGTATCTCCAAGTGTTGTTTTGCAAACAATCCAGTAAGGAGTATTGGCTTTTAATTCGATGTTAGTTGCAAAGTCGATATAAACCCAAGCCATGCTTCCTCCTCCCACCCTTGAACCGGTTGC